ATCTACCTTTGCTTCAACAGCTAATAGACGCTCATAGATTTGCTCATGGCTTACATTGTTCATGGCGCATCAGGCCAAGTAATAGTCCAAGGGAAACCTGTCTGCGTAGTGACATCACGCAAGGCTTGACGATAGGTAGCCCATACTGCTTTGTCAACAGGAGCGTCAGCTACTTGAGTCCAATCACAGTCTTTTAGTTTCTCATCCCTTGAGGCACGAACACTCTTAGCCTGTTCAGCATCCTTAGTTGCTTTGTAGGCAGTCTCTTGTTCAAGGGCAGTAGTAGTTACACCATCTACCACTTGGTCAATGAAGACAGGGCCAAGGATGTACTTTGTGTACCACTTACCATCTACTTGCTCAACACCAGAGGCTTGAGAGTATTGGTAAACAGTACCACCAGTTGCTTGTGCGCCTTCAAAGACTACATCAGCACCCAAAGCCGTTAAGACTTCAGTTGTTGTTATGTCCCATGATGGGCCACCATTGGCTTTTGTGTATGCACGAAATTCTGCTTCGTACATGATTGCGCCTGTTTGTGTTCGTATTTGCATGATTTTTCCTTATGTAAGGTAGGCAAAGCCTGATTTCTGATTTTTGCAACGCCACTCTACTGTTGGTCTTGGCATATTCAACGCTTTAGCGCACTCAGTAGCAGAACCCCACGTTCCATTAGGTGTACCAACCATTCGTGCTGCATAGTGTTTTGAACCGCTAGTTAATGCGCTTATCTTGGCTTTTACTTCTGGTCTGTGCATTGGGTTTTTATCGCCAACAGACCAAGGATGAGGTTGACCTTTGTTTGATGCAGATATTTTATTTCTTGTTTCAATAGTAATTTCTTTACCCAAATTACCATCTCTAACATTTTCTTCTGTTACACCGCAAAAAACATTTTCAACAGAGTAAGGCCCAATGTCACCATGCCTACGCATTACATATTGTCCACGTAGTTTCCCACGTTGTTCCCATTTTCCTGTTGCAATCCACCAGTCTTTCCATTCCTCAAATGTAAATAGAAACTCAACACCACGCATCTTTGCGTTGCTCTTGTGTTGCGTATAACGCTTGCGGAATATGTCTTTTGTCATGCTCAACTCACTGCAAAAAAGATAAAACTACCGCCACTTGCATTGATAGCGGCTGGCGCAGTTGAACTAATCTCAAACCCTGCGCTATAGGTGTCTATGTAGTCTGTAGATGTTACTTCAGCGGCTGTGCTATTCAAGAGCAAGTAAGGGTCATTTCCCGACACAATTCCACGGGCTGTATCATAAACATACCAATCACCTGTTGAGTCAGTACGCTTGATTAAAACAAATCTAGCGCCACCTGTAAACCCACAATCAATAGTTTGGGTAGTTCCATTGCCTGTGTATGAGCCTACTTTGGAAACTCCTGCACAGGTTGCAAACCCGTACCACACATAGTTATACGATGAATCATTAACAACAATGTCGTTAGAAAGATAAAATACCGATGATGTAGGCGTTGTGTCATTCCAGCGGTTTGTAGTGTCAATAGAAGATGTTTGGTTTAAATAAACGGCTTTTGTGTTTCCAAGAGGCGCACAATAAACAGCCCATTTTGTTGCAACATTACGACCTTTAACAATCATCAACTCAGGCGCAACACCTAAGTTGTGTGTAATTGACCTACCTGTTGTTGAATCCCCTGTATAGCAAACCTCATCAAAGAAGCCGGGGGCGCGGATCAGGTTGTACGCAACTGAACCTCCCGGCCCTTGCTGGACGGTTCTGATTGCACTGCTCTTACCTGCGGCAGAATACAAATAAGCCCCGTTTACACCCTCGGCTGTTGAAGATGAACTTGTGGTGTCAACAGTTGTTTCTGCGTTGGTATTGCTTGAATACAAAGCCTTGGTGGTGGCTCCTGTATTAACCTGTCCTACACCTCTCAGCCGGTCAATAAACACAAATGGTGAGTTTGCGGCTGGATCACGTTGGGAGTTAATAACAAGGTCACTTGCTGTTATTGCGCCCAACAAACCTCCAGAGCCGCCAGCAGAAGATGCATCCAAACTAAACACACTAGTCCCACTTGTAGGCACTTTCATTGGGCCTCTACGAATGGCTATGTAGATGTAGGTGGCTGATGCCGCACCAGCTGTTACATTAAAACCAGTTGCGTTGATTGCATATCCACTCAAATTATTTTCTGCGTTAGATAAATTTGGACGCAAACCAGCAGATGTGTTGGCTGGGTCGCCAGTCCATCCACGCATGGTGTCAAATATATACCAATCGGACGTTGAGTCTGAGCGTTTCCAAAGAATCCATTGCGGCTCATAGCCAAGCGTTACTGAAGCAACACCGCTACCATTAGTTGTATAGCTACCACACGAAATCACATTGTCTGTACCAGTTAGGCCAAAGCCCCCTGCGTCATGGGCGAATAGGTAGGCTACGTAGGAGTCGTCAATAGCGTTAGCAGATGTGTTACCTAGAGAAAAAACAGAGCTTGTAGGAGTTGTACTATTCCAAATAGTAGCCGATGTACCAGCAGATGCAGTAGTATTCAAACGCAAGAATTGTGTATTTCCTAAACTTTGGTGGTAAGTCCACCAATCTCCAGCACCATTTGTTTTTTTAACAATAATCATTGCTGGTACAGAACCAAGATTATGAGCAATAGTTGTGTTAGAACCCGTTCCTGTCCAAGTCACAACATCAAAGAACTTTGGTTGCTTGCGGAATGTCCATGAGGCAAATGTATGCCCAGAATAATTAACTGTGCCAGTACTGTCAGTACCAAGAGTAAACCCAGTTGCATTAAATGCCGTAAGGGACGTATTGTCAGTAGCTTGGGCTGATGTAAGGTCAGAATATATTTGTTTTCCAGTTCCACGGATGGTATCAAACAACGTGTTATTAGAAGCAAATGATGGTTGCGTTCTTGCTTTAATCCAAGTCAATCCACCCTTACCTGACAAGTCAATGCCGTTGGTAATGGTTTGTGATGCACCTGTGCCCGTATAAAGCCACGTACTCATGACATCTTCTATATAAACTGGCACAACAGGAACACCACCACCAAAGGCATCGTAACTAGCCGCACCAGAAGTTGCTTGTAATGGCATGGTTTAAGCCTTAAATTGTGTGTTGCTTGCCAAGACTGTGAATGTCGCACTACCTGTTTTTATTACGAGGTAGCGGTAACTGTCTATTCCACTAGCATTACCAGCAGTAGGCGCACCACCTAACCACCTAGTAGTGACACCAGATGTAGTGCCATCAACTTGCACAGCAGAGTTGTAATAAGCAGTAGAGCCTTGAGTCACCAAGAAAGCCACAGTCATTGACTGACCTGTACTCATCAAAGTATTCAACGATGTACCGCTAGAGGCTCTGAAGTTAACAGTCCAGTTAGCACTTGCGTTACTTGTGTAATACAAAACTGACTGAGTGGTAATGTCGTAGGCAATCGTGCCAGTAGCCGCAGTTGCTGATACTGTTGCTACCTCTGCTGCATCGTTTAGTACAATGGCAGTAGCAGAAGAAGTACCTGTAAAGGTCTTAGTTCCTGTAAAGGTCTGTGCTGTGTTAATGCTTGCAACATTGGTTAGAGTGTTGTCAGCAAAGGTAATGGTCTTGTTTGTCAGGGTTTCAACGCCTGTTAAGGTAGCAAAAGAACCTGCTGTAAACGCTGCGTTAGCCCATGTAGAACCTGTCCACACGAACAAGTTATTAGTAGCTGTATTCCAGTACAAAGCACCTGTAAGCAAAGCGTTTCCGTCATTGTCTACAGATGGCGCAGAACTCTTAGAACCTAAGTATCGGTCATCAAAGGCATCGTAAGTGTTAGATGCACTCGTAGCACTAGCAGCAGCAGCCGTTGCGCTTGTAGAGGCATTTCCTGCGCTTGTGGAGGCATTTGTAGCACTCGTTGAAGCGTTAGAGGCTGAAGTCGCAGCAGCAGCAGCACTTGTCGCAGCAGATGTTGCACTACCTAAGATGCCATCAACATAAGTCTTAGTGGCAGCGTCTTGGTTATTGGTAGGGTCACCCAATCCAGTAATCTTAGACGTACCCATCGCAATAGCACCACTCATCGTGCCACCAGTAGTCGATAACTTACCACTCAGAGAAGAATCAACTTCAGTCTTTGTGTAAGCATCTGTGATACCGAAACCAGAGATAGTAGTGGGATTCGTACCAGAAGTGATACGTCCATAAATGTCAACAGTTACAGACTTATATGTACTAGCAGTAACGCCAGTTGTAGCCAAGTCAATCTCATCTGCCCCTACAACAATTCGTGCGCTTGATGCAGTATTCACGTTAAGCGTGTTGCCTGTCTTGCTCATGCCAGTACCAGCAGTAACCTGACCTGCACCAGAGAATTGAGCAAACGTAATTGATGTGCTACCTAAAGTTCCGCTTGTCGGAATAGTACAAATAAATCCGTTATTAGCGTTTACTGTACCGCCTTCAACAAAGGTGTAAGCAGCTACCAATTCAGCGTATGTGTCAGCGTCTGTTGTTCTAGTCCATGAACCAGATGCACACAAGTAAATACCATTAGCAGAAGCAGTAGACTGGTCTTTAACCAATACTCGGTCACCTGCAATAACAGATACTCCGTCTATGGTCTGTGCGCCAGATAACGTAAGGTTAGCAGTAGAAGCAGCAACCACAGACGCTTTGGCATCAATACCTTGGGCAATAGCGTCTACATAAGCCTTGGTTACAGCATCAGCATCAGCCGTAGGAGTACCAAGACCTGTAATCTTGTTTGTACCCATAGCTAAAGCACCAGACAGAGTGCCACCAGTTAGATTCAGCTTTAAAGCATCTGCTGTATCTACATAACCCTTAGTGGCTGCGTCTGAAGCATTGGTAGGTGTAGCAAGACCAGTAATCGTTCCTACTGTCCCAGATGACATATCCAATGTGCCATCAATCGTGACATTGTTGAATGTA